CTCGTGGTGGTCGTGTTGGCTTCCTCCCTGCGTCGGGGTTTTCGGCGCCTTTTCTTGTGGGGTTTTCCTATGTCTTCTCTTTCTTTCGTTCGTGCTTCGGCTCCTGTTTTCGTTCCGTTTGCTCCTGTTTCGCTCTCTCTTGGGCGTGCGGGTTCTGTGCCTTCGTCTCGTTTTGTTTCCGTTGCTTCTGGTGTCGTGTCCTCTGTGGGCTGGTGCCCTCGTCGTCGTGGTTTGCTTGTCTCTCTTGCTTCCGGTGCTTCGTTTTGCTGTTTGGTTTCCGGTCTTCCTGGTGGCTTTGGTGGTCCTGCTGCGGTGGCTCTTGCCGCTTCCTTGCGCTCCGCTCGTGCTTCTGGTGCTGTTGTTTCTGTGCTTGGGGCTCCTGGTGCTCGTGGTTCGGTTTGCCCTGGCTACTTCTGCGGTCTTGCTGTTCCGGCTGACTCTGGTCCCTCTTACGAGGACCTGGTGAACGCTCGTCTTTTTGCTTAAGGCTTTCTCCTTCTGCTCCCTTCCTTCGGGTTGGGGGTGGTGGCGGAGTGCTTTTACTCCTAATATCTCGTGAAAGGAGATTATTATGACTATCAAAAGAGAAGACCATTGCGGTCAGCCGCTGTATAACTTTCAGGACACACCTGCTCCTGAGTTTCCAGGGTTATTCGATAAGGTTAGTCCTTACGGTAGTGCAACCGTTAACGGAGTAGGTCATGACTTAGACTTATTGGCTTTGTCCTTGCCAGATAGCGTAGATAGTATTGTATCTATATTAACCTCTTGTGGATGGAGCTTTAGTGATGTAGAGGACATATACATGCAGAACCATCATGGTATACACATGAGGACTGCTAGGTTAGGTCAGTATAACCTGATTATCCTCAATTGCCCTGTGGCGTATAGGATGTATATGAAGGCTAATCGGACCGCTGAATTGTTAGACTTACAGAGTAAAATGGATAGGATTACTTTGTTTGACACTATAATGCTAAGTTATCCTGCAGAGCTGCAAGATTATCTTAGGAACCCAGGTAAGTATGAGGAGGAATAATCATGTCTAGATTAACTGAAAGACGTGTAGCCAAAGCGTGGAACAAAGGCTTCCTATGGGGAGTCCTGTTCATGTCTGCTTTGTTTAGTCACACTATCATGGAAACATTACTCGCCATACTCTGGTGGGCAATGCGTGTATATTATAGTTAGCACGGAAGGCCTGTGGCGGGGCCTTCTTCTGGTAACTATACCACCCTACGTCGGGGTTTTCGACGACAATCATATCTTTGAAAGGATATATCATGACAAACTTTATTGAAACACGTGATACACGTAACGGTACTGCTTCATTGCTATCTAACGTACAGTTGAACTGGCTTAAGGTCATTGCACCTGTACCTGGATACAATGGTGGGAAACCTCAGTATGAGTTACAGATCGCCACACAGGATACGGAACAGGCACAAGCATGGAAGTCTATCATGCCTAACCTACGTATATCTGAGGATGTCACCACGTTTACCTTGAAGCGCCCTTCATTCTTGGGTGCTCCAGCTATGGTGAATGCTGATGGTGATATCATGGAGATGTCATTACGTAAGACAATAGGTAATGGGTCTATCGGTGATGTGAAGATATCACACAAGAAACACCCTAAGACTGGTACACCATATGTATGTTTGGAAGCTATAAGGGTAACCGAGATAGCAACCTTCATACCTGATAACAGTCAATATGAGAATGACTTCGACTTCTAAGAGTAAATCTAGTGTCCTCCTTAACGGGAGGGCATTTATGTCTACTCTAACAGAAAGGAAAAGAGAATGGCTAAACCAAAGTATAACAAGGGTGATAAAGTTCTAGTAGAACTGGAACCTGGTGTTGATGCAATAGTGGTAATCAAGGAAGTATTTGATGGGCACTATGAGGTTGAGGCGTATACCGCTGATAAAACCTATGGGGAACTTTATGAGGACGATGATAATCACAGGCTCCTTGAAAGAGTACCCTATGCTTTCATTCGATAAAACCTTAGTGTAACCTTGGTATAACTTAGGTACACTTTGGTACTATCCAAGGGTAAACTGGAGGGAATGAAACCTGAGAGTTTACCTGGGTTGTCCTTGTATAGGACGAATGTCTTCGGACACAACAACTAAATGTAATAAGAAAGGTATAACGATGAAATATTACATAACAGATGATAACTTCAATGTCCTCTCAGTACATCCTGATCGTGAATCAGCCAAGGCTGTATGGGATGTTAACTGGAAGGCAGGTATAGATGTCTACCTTGAAAATGAAGAGAATCATTTAAAGAATGTTGAATGGGCTAAGGCTTATAAACAGCGTGCAATCGAACGTAAGAAAAGACGTGAAGAAAGTATTGATGGAGGTAAGTCTGATATAGTAGAAGATATAGCTATAAAAGAATCTCTTAATGAAATAAAAATTAACCATGAGCTATTCGAAAGCGCTGAAGATAAAGCTATTAAAGAAATGGAAAAGGAGTATAAAGAAATAGATATTCTTGTAAAGAAAGATCTTGAGCGTGTCAAACCAATGTCATTTGAGTTCGAAGAAGCAGCTCAACGTGAAGCTATTGAAGATATGGTTAAACAGGATGACCTTAAACTACTAAATATGTTACAGGATCATATAAAAAATAAAGAAGGGAGAATAATAAATAATCTTTGGAATGAACCTACAGATGGTTGTGATGATTGTCTGTGGATAATTAAAGAAACAGATGGTGATACTACTGTCTGTAATGAATGTCTTGAAGAAAGGAATAATAAATGAACTACCGAGTAGAACTGTATGATCTGTCTGATAAACAATGGTGTTATTATGATGCTAAAGAAGATCGTCGTATGGCAGAACATTGGGCTAACATGATGGTAAGAATGTCTAAGAGTAAAGGCTATACCTTATCATTCAAAGAGAAGGGAGTGTGTATATACGAAATAAGATCTAAACACTTTAAGGAGAAAGAATGAAATACTTTTTAACAGATCATGCCTTTAAACGTGCTGAAGAAAGAGAAATAACTACGGATGATATTAACGCTTGTGTAACGTTAGGTAAGTGTTATAAATCCAAGATGCACGGTGGTCAATTAAGGTTCATGTATAATGGTGTTGTTGTTATAGTAAAGAATAAAACAAACAATATACTTACATGCTATAGGCTTAATCATATACGATAATTATATGGGGCTAAAGTATAGTCCCCTATTAAAAGGGAGCATCCCTCTCCCCTTAGGTTATATATAATATTATAAGTATAACTTATAGGGTATAACGGGAGTAACCTGACAAGAGATATTACTGTGGTTACACTACAATGTTATTACAGTACTATGTGAAGTAACTTTAATATATCGGAAGGATATAAAATGGATATTAAAGAAACAAAAGAAATACTTGAGACTATACTTGAGTACAATCTAACTAGTAATAAGACTGGGGACTTTGCTGACAACATTATACCTCACTTAGTATCGTTACCTGGGATTGGTAAAACAAGTATAGTTGAGGCTATAACTAAAGAGAAAGATTGGTATCTATATACTATACCTATAGCTTCTTATGATGCAGCTGAGATTGCGGGCTTCCCAATGTTAGATAAAGAGAATAAGAAGTATGATAGGGCTAAGCCATTCTGGTTAGATACACCAACAGATAAGCCTGTAGTATTATTCTTTGATGAGATATCACAAGCACCTACAGCCAATGTTAATGTGTTAGCTATGTTAGTTAATGAGAGGAAGATAGGCGAACATAAACTTAACGATAATGTTATGATAGTGTGTGCAGGTAATGCTATGTCTCATAGGGCAGGTACAAATCCTTTACCATCTCACTTTAAAGATAGGGTAACCTTCCTTGAAGTAGAGCCTGATCTAGAAGCCTTTATGAGTTATGCTAACAGTAAGAAGTTACATGAGTATATTGTAGGTTTCTTAAGGAATAGACCATCATTCCTATCTATATTTGATCCTAAGATAGATTCTTGTCCATCACCAAGATCATGGATGAGGGTTAACACTATACTTAAGATGGGTATGCCTTATAAGCTTAGAAATCATACTATTAAGGGTCAAGTAGGGGAAGCAGCTCAAGCTGATTTCTTAGGTTATCTAAGAGTAGCTGATAAGATACCTGATCCACAACTAATACTATCAGGTGAGTGTAAAGATATACCTGAAGATAATGTTGTTATGTATGCTTTATGTGCGGCATTATCTACGTTAGTAACTACTACAACTGCAAGACACTTTGTTAACTACCTTAGTATACTACCTAACAAAGAGTTTGCGGCATTTACTATCAGAGATGCTTTACAGAGAGATAAGAAACTTAAGGCTAATAAGTATGTAACATCGTGGTTTATGTCTGAAGGTAAGACCTTATTACTCTAATTAAATCACAATAAGAATTAAGGAGGGCATGATGTCCTTCTTATTATAACCTATTAACACAGAATAAGGAACAGTATTATGGCTAAATGGGGACAAATACCCAATATAAGTACTCAACAAGAGCTTATAGCAGTAGATAAGAAGGTAGATATTTCTATAAGACAATTAAACTCTCTTAAACCTAAGTTAGTTAGGTTAAGTAAGGTAGATCCTGATTCAATAGATCAGACTGTAATTGAGATAGAAGAGGTTATACAAGAGTTAAACTCTTTAAAGACTAAGCGTAGAAGATTAATTGGTTTATTAAGTGGAGATGAATAATGTTAGACGTACAAGATAGACTTAGACTAGCACATGAATCAGTATGTAAGGCTGAGAATAAAAGGATGCGTGAAGTATTCAACATAAGAACCTATAAAGATGGTGATCAATGGGAATCACAACAAGCTCGTAGAGAAACAGGAGCTAAAGGTGGTAGACAAAATAAACTTAAAAGACTTTGGGTTAAAGAAAGGACAATAAGATGAGTGATAAATATTTTAACACAACTAACTATAAGAAGAAAGAAAAGCTAATGAACTTATTTGTATGGGCTGTACTAATATTCGCTGTCCTGGGGTTAATGACTTCATTTAGCTTTGCACTTAATTTAATATGGAGATTAATACAATGAGCAAGGAATTTAAAGATGTAGATAAAGACCCTATACGTATGGCTGAGTATAAGAATAGAGAACGTATGAGTTTACTGTTAGAACAATACTATAAACTTAAATCAGAACATGCAGGCCTTGATGAAGTAAGCCTATTAACTATGGCTAACCAAATATTAGAGGCTAAAGAGAAAGAAGTTGATAGCAAGTGATATAATAGCGTTTGCTCTCGACATGATGTTACAGGAAGATTTGTTTAAATCTACTGACACTAATGATGAACCAACAGATGAGGAGATAGAATGGGCTAATCAAATAATACTTAACCGCATAGAGAACAGTAACTTTGAGGCTACTGAATCAGAACTCTATGATTTAATGCAAATCAAATTGAAAGTATAATACAATGGATGCTCAAACAAAAGTAAGCAGAGCTATAATTAAACTTGTAGCTAACTACACTTTCTACGGTACATGTGCACTTAGATTAAACGTCAGAGAAACTACTGACTATAAGACTATGTGTACTGATGGTAGATCTATACTATGGAACAAAGAATTTGTAGATGAATGTAGTGAAGAAGAAGTAATGGGCACTATAGCACATGAGGTATGGCATGTTATATTCGGACATCATTTCCGCATGGGTAAACGTGAACATAAGAAGTGGAATATAGCTACAGACTTCTCTATAAATAATAGTTTAATAGAAGAAGGATTTAGCCTACCACCGGGTGCTTTAATAGATGATAAGTATATTAACATGAATGGAGAAAAGGTATATGATCTAATAGATGATGATGAATATAATCAAGCTCCTTCCTGGGGTGGTGTACTACCTATAACCGATGAGCAAGGTAATCCTCTTACAGGTGAAGAATTAGAGCAAGCTAAAGATGAAGTAGATCAGATGATAGCTTCAGCGGCTCAAGAGGCTAAGAAAGCTGGACAAGAAATTAGTGGTAAGTTATCTGATTTAGTTCAGAGTATAAGAGAACCTCAAGTTAACTGGAAGTCTTACTTACCTACTTATCTTATGAATAGCAATCCCGATAGTCCTTCGTGGAAGAGACCTAATCGTAAGCTGTTATCTGAGTTTGAATTATATACTCCTGCTATGATATCTAATACACTAGGACCTGTAGCTGTCGTTATAGATACCTCTGCATCTGTATCTAAAGCTGAGAGAGAAGTGTTCTTATCAGAGTTACAATCAATAAACGAAACCTTAAAACCTAAATCAACTCATGTAATATGTGTGGACACTACTGTAGCTACATGTTATGACTTCGATCCTTACGATGATATAACAGAGTTAGCTCTTGTAGGTGGTGGTGGTACAGATATGTCACCAGGATTTAAGTATGTAGAAGAATGTCTTCCTGAAGTAGAGAATATACTTTGCTTCTCGGACTGTGAGTTCTGGGATTGGCCTCCAGAACCTGAAAAGCCTGTGTTATGGCTATCAACTGGTCAGAATAAAGAAAACCCTTATGGCACACTTGTGTCTGTAAAATTCTAAGCACGAAAGGATATAACAATGTTTAGAGATTATAAAGAACTTAATGGTAAGTATTATACAGAAGAAGGTCATGCAAATGATCCTAAGTCTTTACCATACCAAGCTAATAGATACTACTCTTTAGTAAGACATATTGAACATCAAGCAACAAGCGTTAACTATAATTTAAAAGAGTTATATGAGCTTGTAAAAAGTAACTTGTTTGAAAAGTTTAATTCATCTACAAAGAATGGTAGTGTTAACGGAGAATTATTAGTTCTTATTAACTTTTCAGATAAGAGTAGAGAGTATTATAGCTACTCTAACTATAGTACTTCTTATGAAGCCAATAGAATGTATTCTAAAGATATGAAAGATAAAGATGAATACGAACCGTTGTGGGATATAAGAGATAGGATTGGTAATTACCTAGCTAGTACTATGTCTGAAATAGTAAAGAAAGAAATATATCTTGACTATAAGCTAAATGAAACTGAAGATGATATAATTAGAAACGAATATAAAGACAAGGTAATAGGTCTTAATAGAAAACTAAGTCATATAGGTTCTAATCATTTATTTAATTTAAATTATAGCTTTGTTACTAAAGATGATGATGATGAGGCAACATTCACTAAAGATGTTAGAAGCATTACTCCAATGAGATATAATCCTACTATCAAAGTAAATAAACATTGGTTCGATACTGTAGGTGATCTTGGTTTTCAATTATTAGAGTATCAAGGTAGTAGAGCCTTTCCTATATCAGCAGAAGAATATTCTCGTGACAATAATAGAACATTATACTTTGTACAAGCACTACAAATAACAGGTACAAGAGAAGAAATGAGAGAAGCTAATTGGTATCATAACGGAGATGCTGTAGATAAATTAATTAAAATCAAGGACTTAGTATTGTCTGTATCAAATCAAGATGATAAGGTATGGGCACTAGGTGCTGATGAGTCTTGGGCTGAGCGTACTATGAGAGCAAGACAAAAGAGAAAGATGATGGAAGGACTTAATATCTAAATGTATAGTCCATTATTAAAAGGGAACGCTATTTTCGTAGGAAGGAAATTAAATGAACCGTGCTGACATAGTACACAGATTAACTCATGCTAGAACTGAGACAGAAAGAATGGATGTCATGGATGAGCTAATAACTTACGACAGAGAGAAAGGAAGGGAACTAATGAGACTAGACCCAGAAGAAGAAAGAGAAACAACAGACTTTCATGGTGAGTTTAAAGATATGAATGAAAGAATTAAAGATAGTATTATTAACCCTGCTCATTATAAAGTAATACCAGCAGGTAACTATCCTGAAGGTCTAGAGTATATGGATCTTATGAACTATATTCTTGATCACCATAAAGGTATTGAAGCACACTTAGTAGGTCAGATACTCAAGTATAGTATACGTCTTGGTAAGAAAGATGCTAAACAACAGGACGCATTAAAGATACAATGGTATGCTAATTACCTTGTTGAAGTAATCAAAAAGCAAGATGAGAGATAATGTAAGATTTCCCATAGCTAATTACAAGTATCTGTCAGTAAACGGATACGAAGATTTCCCTGTATTCTGGGATGTCTTTGAAGATAAAACTAGCTTTGTAATGACAGAGCTATTCGAAATTAGTGTTAACAATGAAGTTAACTCTGATAATGTAGAAGAAATAGTGCTACAAATAATTGTAGAGCTACACTCTGATACAATAACAATCCATTAGAAAAGGAATAATATAATGGCTAATCAAGTAATGGTAGTAAGAGACGTAACATTTAACTGGGCTAAACTAGTTGACAAACATTCTCCATTTGGTACACTCCAATGGGACGTGCAAGTTGTTACGGACAATGAAGCAACCAAAGCTCAACTAGAGAGTAGCGGTATTAAGATGAAGTCAGGTGAGAACAAAACCTGGTATGCTAACATTAAACGTAAAGCAATTAAAGCTAACGGAGAAGAGCAAGATCCACCTAAAGTTATTGACTTAGATAAAGAGGAAATGGCTCCAAGTAAAATAAAGAATATGGGTAATGGCACTAAAGGTCATATCAAATTATTCTCTTATGACTGGAATGTTGGTGGTAAATCAGGTGTCTCAGCTATGCTAGTTGCCTTACAAGTGACAGACTATGTTGCTTATGAAGGGGCAGGTGAAGACTTCTAATGGAGAAGAAATTAATTAGAGTTGATACTAGGAATGGGTCCGCATGGATCCTTCCTACGTATAACGTTAGTTACTATACAACACAGTTAGCTCAGGTTCTCTGGGCTAACCGATTTACTTTGAGAAAGAAAGGTAATAAGTAATGAAACAAGATTTTGTTTATACCGCAGGTGCAATGGAGCATGTTAGCAATTCAGATATGACTGGATGGCGTGACTACTCAGATAAGTTCTTAGATGACTTCGACATTAAGTGCTTACATCCTACAAGGCGTGCACCTATTCATGATCAAGAAGCAGATGATGATATATCTACATACAATAAGCTTAAGCGTATTACAGCTCAAGATATGGCTGATATCAAACGATCACATGTAATACTAGCTGATCTAAGAGACTCAATGCCAGGAAAGAAATGGGGTACAGTAATGGAAGTAGCTCAAGCTTATCAATGGGATAAAATCATTATAGCTTTAGTAGATCCTGATCAATTTAAACATCCATTCATTTACACTTATGCTACAGAGGTACACTATGATTTGCAAGATGCACTTGATGCTGTTGTAGAGTACTATGATTAAATATACAGATCTTAAAGGCTTAATTAAAGTTGGTAGTAACCATGAAGATCAGGGCCACTGGATTAGTAATAATCCTATTATACCTGTGGGTCTTCATGGTTTTGTATATGCTATACATAATTCTGTTGATGATAGATATTATGTGGGCAAGAAAAACTTTTTACACGGCGGTAAAAAGAATTATAAAAGAAAGGGAGTCAAGGTTCCGAATTATAGGTACGGTACTGAGACTAATTGGAAGACATATACAGGGTCTTCAGCCGAACTAAACCTAGATATAGCTAAACATGGTAATGAGAACTTTAATTTCTTAGTGCTAAGACTATATCAAACCAGAGGCGGCTTGTCTTATGGTGAAGCTAACTTTCAACATAAGCTTGACGTATTAACAATGAGATGTAATGAAGGTAAATTAAAATTCTACAATGGTAACATTGCAGGAATTAAATACATCCCCAAAGAGACAGGAAAAGAAACATGACTTACTGGAAACTAGATAACTATGATGTTAAGATGATAAGAAAGATAACAAGGGAAACTACTATCCCTCAGAAAATAATAGCACATAGGTTTAATATAACTCAAGCAATGGTATCTTACATAAAGAATAACCGTCGCAGAGTTAATGTTTCATAAGAAAAAGTTGTTAATAGCATACAGTATAGTATTCACTATGCACATAGGCTTTTATAATTCTTACAATGAAGTACATCCTCATGTAAGATTTCAAAAGAACCAAGTTATATCAGGTGCTTTCCTTAATAGTGAGGGTAACATAAGTCCATATATAGGTCTTAGATATGATACTAAAAAAACTTTTATTGAAGGTGGATTAGTACATGGTTACTCTTACAAGGAAACACTTCCTTATGCTAGACTAGGTTATAAGCTAGGGGATAATATAAATTTATTATTAACTCCTGGAGTTGAAAAAAGAAATAACAACCTCAAGCCTGGGGTTGTTATAGGATTAGAACTATTATTTTAAAGGAAACACTATGACAATATATGCGTGGGACATCGAAGCGAATGGCTTCCAAGATGTAGCGGACACAATATGGGTTTCAGTAATGCGTAACTTAGATACAAAAGAGTTACATATCTTCAGTGACCATGATGATAAGTACCCTAACCTATCTGAATCATTTAAGTTATTAGATGATGCTACAGGTATTATAGCACACAACGGTATGAGATATGACCGTGTAGTGTTAGATAAAGTAGCTGGATACGCTATAGATCGTAACAAGATAATTGATACGGTAATATACTCAAGGCTAAATGACTTCCATCGTAAGAAAACATTTAGAAAACATAGTCTTAAGGCTCTTGCTATACAAGCAGGAGAAGAACAGAAGATGGATTATGATGGTGGCTTTGATAACTACTCTGATCATATGGTAGAATACTGTGTAGCAGATGTTGATGCTAACATAGCTGTGTATCATATGCTTATGAAAGAGTATGAACAAGTTAAGAAGACTAACCCTAACTATGATGATGCAATTAATATCGAGCATCAGATGGCTTACTGGTCTAGTGAGCAGATAAGAAATGGTTGGGAAATAAACGAAGAACTACTGGACAGTACTATAACTAAAATAAAAGGCGAAGTGAATGATATCGAAAGAAGAGTCGAACCAAAGCTTGGAACACTTACGATTACAATCGACAAAGAACCGAAGACAGCTAAATACAAGAAGAACGGAGAATACACCGCTGTTTCTGCAAGGCTACTCAGCGACTATCTTGGGCGCTATGTTGATGTGTCTGATGCTTTATCTGATAATCCCCCAATAAAACCTGGAGAAGAGTTTCAGAGACAAGAAACAGTTGAGGCAAGGCTAGGTAACCAAGAACATCTTAAAGAATTTCTTTACACGATAGGCTGGGAACCGACTCAATGGAACTGGAAGAAAATAAACGGACAGTTTCATAAGGTAAGCCCTAAGTTAACTACAGATAGCTTAATAAAGCTAGGTGATATAGGTAAAGATATAGATAAATACTTTACACTAAGAGCAAGACATAGCATACTAACTGGATGGAAGGAACACATACATGATGGAAGATTATATGGTGATGTTATTGATATTGGTGCCGCTACTGGTCGTCAAACACACAAGATAATAGCTAACATACCCTCACCTAAAGCTACTTATGGTAGCGAGATACGCTCAATGTTTATCTCTGCTAAAGATAAGGTGCTTATATCAGCTGACGGTGCAGGTTATCAAGCCAGAGTAGTAGCTCACTTTGGTAAAGATCAAGAGATGTCTGATGAGATATTGAAAGGAGATATACACCAGAAGAACGCTGATGCTATACAGTGTACTCGTAATGAAGCTAAACCTTTCTTCTTTGCTTTCTTATTTGGTGCAGGAGGAGTGAAACTAGGTACTATCCTAGGTAGATCTTCTATTGCAGGTAATAAAGCTAAAGATGCTTTCTTAAATCGCTGGCCTGCATTGGCTAACTTAACAGAGAAAGTAAAGAACGTAGCTCAACAACGAGGTTACTTACGTGGACTTGATGGTCGTCGTATTTACACTGAAGAAGCATACAAAGCATTCAACTACCTTATACAAGGTACTGAAGCTATACTAATGAAACGTACTATTGTACGAATCAACGAAGCCTTTGAGAAAGAAGGTATAGAAGCGAAGCAATTACTGTTCTACCATGATGAATGTACGTGGGAAGTATCTCCTGAAGATGCTATCAAAGCAGAACCAATCATACGTAAGTGGTTTATTGAAGCACCTAAAGAATTAGGTGTAGAGATAATGGAAGCAGGTGATTGTAAAATAGGTAACGATTATTTAGAGGTGCACTAATGCCATATATTGAAAGAAAAAGAAGAGAAGAATTGTTTGATGACTCACCTAAAACTGCAGGTGAAATGCAATACTTAATAGCAGATATGATACAAGACTATCTTACAGACAACGGACCTTATAACTATCAGACACTTAATGATATTATGGGCGCTTTAGCTGGAGCTCAAATGGAGTTCTATCGTAAGGTAGTAGCACCTTATGAAAATAAAAAGGAGTTACTTAATGGATCAGTATATTAGTCCTCGTATAGTTACTATGTATACAAAGCCTAACTGTATATTCTGTGAGAAAGCAAAAAACTTATTGCATTCCCTAGAGAATTGTGTTATAAATGAAGTTCGACTAGATAAAGAACCTCAATTTATAGATGATGTCAAAGAAAGGCTAGGCAATACCGTACCACAAATAGTAATTAATGGTCTCCACATTGGGGGCTATGATCATTTAGTTGAATACGTAGATACATGGAGTTAATAGAAGTATTCTTCCTGTTGATAGGCATAATACTATTTCAGTCTTATCAGCTATGGAAGTTAGATAAGAAGGCCGACGAATTACTTGATATAGTAATCGGCCTTCATATGGGTGAACTTGAAATAACAAAGGTAGAACATGATGAGTACTAATATATACATTGACGGAGACATTCTAGTATACCAGTCTATTTGGGGTGCTACAAGTAACAAAGATATTAAGAAGAAGTTAGATCAAACAATAACTAATATAATGTCAGACCTACAAGGCGGTAATGGCATGATAGCTATAAAAGGTATAGGTAACTTTAGAAAGGATATTTACTCACCATACAAAGGTAATAGAAAGAAAGAGTTAACTCAAGAAGAAAAAGACTTCTTTGAATATGCTTACAACTATTTAAAAGATAGTTGGAAAGCAGTAACAGCAGATGATATGGAAGCAGATGATCTGTTAGCTATATGGCAAACAAAAGATCCTGGTATTATAGTAAGTATAGATAAAGATATGTTACAAGTACCAGGGCTACACTATAATACAAGAAGAAAGGATTATACTAATATCTCTGAAGAAGAAGCTTCATTGTTATTACATACTCAAGTAATGATGGGTGATTCTACAGATAATATTCCTGGGCTTAGAGGTATAGGTAAAGTTAAAGCAGCTAAAGTATTAGTTAATGTACCTATGAATCAACACTTAAATAAAGTAAAAGACTTTTGGAAAGAACAGTATGGTAGAGGTTGGGAAGACAATATGCAACTCAACATGGATCTTATATACTTAAGGAGAACACTTGATGATCGCTATGATATCCGAACAGGACGAAGAGCTGTTGAAGACTTACAACATAAGAGTGGAAAAGAATTGGAATCATCCAGACGAGTATCAAGCGACATTCGTGAAGGGTTGGGTGAATCTAATGACAACTGGGGAGACGAGAGAACAAGCAGTATATAGACTAAAAGAAATACTTGCAGCAGAAATCTTAATTAACAATCCTAAATTAAGTGTGGAATCTGCATTTGAACAATTAATAATGTGTAACAAGCTAGGAGTATAGCGATGGGTAGAATAATTAGAAAGACTAACTGTGATTCTTGTGGTTCATCTAATAATAAATGTGAATACGATGATGGGTCTACATGGTGTTTCACTCCAGACTGTGAGGGTAACAAGAAAGCATTTGCTAAGAAAGAAGAAAATACTGTTGTACCAATAAAGTCTTTACCCTTTGGTACATCAGCTGAACGTAATATATCTACTAAGATATGTGAGATGTTTGGTGTTACAAGAGAAGTATCCTCTGATGGAGGTACTAGTGCCGTATACTACCCTTACTATGAGAACAATGTAGTAGTAGGTAGTAAGAAAAGATTATTCCCTAAAGACTTTAGAGTAGAAGGAAGACTACCTCTTACTTTATTCGGTCAGAATATATTTGCTGGAGGCGGTAAGCGTATTGTTATTACTGAAGGTGAAGAAGATACTCTTGCTGTAGCAGAAGCATATAGTAAGTATAATACAGGTATAATTTATCCTGTAGTCTCTATACCTTCTGCATCTAACTTAAAGGCAGTAGTAGAGAACCGAGATTACCTTAGATCATTTGAAGAAGTTATACTATTCATAGATACAGATGAAGCAGGTGATATAGCGGTAGATAAGTTAGCTAATGCTATTGGCTTTGATAAAGTAAAGGTAGCTAAGACACAACACAAAGATGCATCAGAAGCTTTAACTAACACAGGACATATGGCATTACTCAGAGGTATATGGGATGCACAACAATACAGTCCTCAAGGTATTATTACTGGTGAAGATCTGTGGAGTAAGTTAGTAGAATATAATGAGATAGAATCTTTACCTTACCCGGAGTGTTTCTCAGGACTTAATGATAAGATTAAAGGTATGAGGCTAGGTGAAATAAGCTTATGGGTTTCTGGTACTGGTGCAGGTAAATCTACTATGCTAAGAGAAATAGTATTAGATATAATTGATAAGACTAATGAAAAGATAGGTATCATTGCACTCGAAGAAAGTCCCGCTGAAACTACTAGAAAGCTAGCTGGCATGGTTATAAACAAGAATCCAGCTGCAGATAAGATAGAGCTAGATGAACTAAGAGTAGGCTTCGATAAGTTTAAAGATAGAGTACTAGTGTTAGATCACTGTGGTTCTATGTCTAATGGTATCATATCTCAGCTAGAATACATGGCTTTATCTGGGTGTAAGTACTTGTTCATTGACCATATAACTATACTAGTATCTGAAGGCTCCGATGGGCTAACGGGTAACGAAGCTATAGATAAGGTGATGAATGATCTACTAAGAATAACCAAGCAACATAACGTGTGGATAGGCCTAGTGTCTCACTTAAGAAAGATGGGTACAGCAGGTCAATCATTTGAAGAAGGTAGATTACCTACTGTAGATGATATACGTGGTTCTGGTTCTATCAAACAAATATCTCACGATATACTAGCCTTTGCTCGTAATATAACTGCAGAGAAAGAAGAAGAAAGAAACACAATCAGACTATCAGTATTAAAATCAAGATATACTGGTAAGACAGGTCCAGCAGGTACTTGTAAGTTTGATTATGAAACAGGCAGATTACACGATGGATTATACGATGATATGTTAGACGGCCTTAATATATAATTGAAGTCCATTATTAAAAGGGAATACCTAAATGGAAGATAACTTGAAAGACCCTCTAAATGAAGTGGTGGATTATCTAATAACAAAAGTTTCTAGTGTAAATATGAATAACCCTAAAGCAAATAAGGGTGCTCAGATTTTACGTACTATATCTAGCTTTAAAGAGAGCTTACCTAATATAGTACAAGTAGCTTTCGATAAGATGTCCTCTAACTTTACTAGAGAATATCCTGAACAACCTATAGGTCTAGCTAAAGTTACACAAGTAAGTACAGGTATTGGTGAACACGTATTCACTAGATACTTCAATGCTAAGTGTAGCTTTCATCAGTCAATAAGGACAGGTGACTTAGTGCTAGAAGCCTATGTACAATCAGGCTTTATTACAGTTAAAAGGGCAGAAGGCTTTGGCGCTTACAATGCTCAAGCACCTTATATGATTGAACCAACAGACCGTTGGGAAGAGATAGGTGAGTTTAAACTTATTGAAAGTAAAGGATTACTCGTATATACAGTAGATGTGATACCTGAAGCTATAAGTAATATAATGCAACCTAAGAACTACCCTTTAATAAAACGATGGGGTATATCAGCACCTCAAGAACAGAAAGATAAGTTTAATAATGTTTATATTGACTCATCTTTTGTTAGAGCAGCTAATAATCTACAACAAACCTCCTGGAAGATAAATCCAAAGGTATTAGATGTTCTTATAGATAAAATAGAAGATATACTACCTGAAGATACACCTATGTATAAAGATGCTATACCTAAATCAGTATTAAAGACTGCATATGAGAAGTATCAAAAGAACCCTTCTTCAGCTAACAAACAAGCGTATAATACTATAGCTAAAGAATGGGAAAAGACTTTAAGACCTCTACAAGTTAGAGCTAAACGTGCAGAGATTAAAACTACTTTAGGTAAAGCTAAACAACTAGCTGAGTGGCCTAGGTTTTATTCTTTAGTAGATCTAGATTACAGAGGTAGAGTATACTACAAAGAACCTTACATGAACTATCAAGGTAACGATATGGCTAGAGGGCTTATGTCCTTCAGTGAATCTAAATTAATTGATGGTGAAGGTAAGAGAGCTTTAGCTATACACACAGCTAACTCTTACAATGAGAAGTATGATGTAAATAAAATACCTAGCTGGGTAGAAGAAGACTATAATGATATGCTTATTAAAGAAGGTATAGATACCATAAGTGTAGATAAGTTTTCTCTTGAAGATAGAATAAACTGGTTTAATAATAACTGGGATTTGATAGAGAACACAGCTAACAATAGCATCTTACATAAATGTGAGAAGCCAGTAGTGTTTCTAGCTTGTTGTATAGAGTGGTGTGATATAGCTGATATGGAAGATGCAGGTGAAATGCCAACATCAAGTATACCTGTAGCTATTGACGGCACATGTAATGGTTACCAACATTCAGCCGCACTATCTAGAGATAATAAGACAGGTAATTTAGTAGCACTACAAGACAGTGCAGTACCACATGACTTATATGTTAAGGTAGCTCAAAAGATAGTTGAGTTAGCTCCTGATTTCTTTGTAAACAGACCTATGTCTTATGCAGAGATACGTAAGTTAATCTCTAAGAGAGCTACAATGACAAGAGCCTACTCTGCAGGAGCACAAACAATAGCTGAATCAATGTATTCTGATTGTGTACAGGCTGGCGCAGATGAACAGTATAATATAACTCAAATAGATTGTGATGAGTTAGCTCCACATATACTTAAGGCTATTGAACATGTGTGTCCTGGTTCTCAGACAACAATGAAGTTCCTACAAGACTTAGCGCAATGGGAGCTAGGTACTTTTGAGTATCAAGACCCTGATGGTAATAAGATATCTAATTCTACTATAAGTAAGTACAAGAAAGAAGCTCGTATAGCTAACAAAGAACAAAGAGCTAATCCTACTGTAGAAAACACACTAGTATTAAACAAGATTAACTCTAAGTTATCTGAGTGTAAACTAGTATTAGTTAAAGGCTATGCAGGTGATGATATACGTTGGATGACTAAGTCAGGCTTCCCTGTTATATACAAGGTTAATGCTACACGACAAGACACTTGTAAGTCTACCTTACGTGGTGTAATTGGTGGTGCATCTAAACAACCAGGGCGTATCAATCACGTAGCTAAGATATACTTAGATACAACAAACAGAAGAGAAGCTAGCGCAGGTATCTCTCCTAACTACATTCATTCACAAGATGCTACTCACATGGCACTAGTGATAGATAAATTCGGTATCAACTTCGGTGCAGTACATGATAGCTTTAGTTGCCATGCCTCTGATGTTGAATTATTAAAACAAATAACACAAGAAAAATTCGTTGAGATGTACAGCAACGATAACCCCTTGGAAGCAGTTAAAGATTGTGTAACAAATAATAACTGCACCATAGAAGTACCAGAGCTTGGTGACCTAGATATATTCGAAGTCATTGGTTCACGTAACTTCTTTTCATAGGTGAAACATGACAAACAAAACTCATTACAATTGGTTTGCTTTGCGTGATCGGTACTTACTTAGTAAAAATAAAAAACCACTAATGACTGATGAACGCTACTGTGAGATTGAAGGTATTGACCCCGATACTTATGCATACAACAGAGAGAATATGCGTGATTATTTTATTAGTAAACAAGATGATGCCAATATAGGTGCAGAACAGTATGATCTATTCTTAGCACACAACGGTATCTTAACAGAAAAGGAAAATTAAAATGTTATTAGTAATATTAAGTATATTCTTTACGGCATTAATATTTGGGAGAGGATCATTATAATGGCCAAACAAAGTTACAACCCACAAGCACTTGCAGGTATAACAGATTACTCTGATGAAGAATTTCAACAAGATATGAAGACATACGATATAGATATACCGGATGAACTACTGTATACAAAAGAAATGAATCATTTTATGTTATCTCAAGTGTCTAAAGTAATAAGAGAAAATAAAGCTAAAGAAATTAATCCTGATACAGGAAATACTTTTACAGAAAAAGAGTCCAGAAAATATTCTGAAGAAAATTATAAAGCAAGAAAAGCCGAGTTTAAAAATTTAAACGGCTGGTAAAATAAAAATACCCCTAGAGTCTCATTAAGAGATCTCTGGGGGTATTTAAGTTTTTAGTTTAAGAATCCTTTAAAAGTATTTTTAACTTTCTTTTTATTAATTTCATGGTCATCTAATCTGTTATATAAATCTTCTTTATATTTAGTTATATTGTCCATGTACGCTAAAGCTTTAAACGCATTCATAGTAATATTTTTAGGGTCACGAGCACCACCTCTGCTTATAGTAACATTAGTTCTAAGTGCTTTTTCTACATCTAAATTAAAATTAAGAGTAGGACTATCAGGAGTAGCTCCTCTTTCTTCAGGAGAAACCCAACCCATTGCTCTAAATATTTTATCATATTGATTAAAGTAACTAAAGTTTTCTTTTGCTTCTTTTCTAGAAACAAGCTTTGCATGGTTTGCATCTGCATCTGCCATTAAATAAGAAAAAGAACCATTACGACCTATATTCAAAGGCACTTTATCTTTGGCCATTTCAACTAATTTAGTTTTAATCTTGTCCATAGTTTCAGAGTAATTATCATAGAAAGCTTTAAGCTGATTAAACTCTAACGACTTATCTATGGCTCCACCTGGTCTGTTAGCGGCAAAATAGTAATTACCATAAGAAGAACTTGAAGCATTAATATTATCAAACACCTGTATAGCAGGGTGTGTTAATTTATTTTCAATGTCAGGATTAACTTCCTCAAAAGCTTCAAGCATAACTTGAGCTTCTCCTCTTTGTCCAGTAATAACTACTGCTCGGTTAGCACTTAAAGATCCTTCTGGTGCTGAATATAAGATAGTTTCACCAGAAGCGGTTTTAACTTTTTTATCTTTACTTTTTCTAAGTAAGTCTTTACCTCTAACTTTATTAGGTATTCTAGTTTCATTGCCTTTATTATCAGTTACTACTATAGTTTCTCCTGATAACATAGGCACTAGACCTTCTGAACCAATAGGAATAGGTAAACCTAGTCTATCTTTAGGAGATAAAAACTCACCCCATCTTTGTACAGACTTTGCAGCACGCTTAATACCTGTGCTAGCGCTTTGTATTTTATTATGCATTAATACTGCAGCAAACATATCTGCAAAATCACTTGACATATTAGTAAGATTAACTTCACCTTGATACGTATAAAAAGGAGATAATGCTTCATACAAAGTAGGATATTTGTTAAGTAATTCTCTAGCAGTATTACCATGATTAGTAACAGGAAAGCCGTAAGCGTCTATAGTTAAAGGTTTCTTAGCTATTTCTTTAGCATCTGATTGTGTTAATACAGCTAAAGCATCTTGCATAGCCTTAGCTGCATTAGGTATTTCTGAAAAAGAAATATTACCATTCTTAAATAACTTATTTCTTTTAGAAGAATCACCTAAGTAATCGTCTAAAGTATTTAAAAAGAATTCCCTTAAGTCTCCGTTTTCTAAAGTATTAATAGATTCAGCATTAACTACTAAGCCTGCATGTAATGCATTAACTCTACTTCCAGCATTAAAATCAACGATAGTCGGTCCACCAGAATTAAGATCCATGTCATTAACCCCTGTAGGAGTATGATACGTTCCATTAACTCTTGCTTCATCCATATTAGCTAAGTCTATAAGTGTGCTAATATAAAAACCTAGTTCTTTAAGCTTAGTATTTTTAGATATATTAGTTAAGAATTGAGCTTCTTCAGCACTAAGCTTAGGCATAGGTGTTTCCATTGGAGTAACAATATGTTGTCCTGTTTCACTATTAAAAGGTAATCTACCTTTATCATCTAATGTAGGTAAAAAACGTACTACTGAATTTAAGTTAGTTAAATTAGATGTAGGATTTTTAAAGCTTAACTTGTTAGAAATACTCTTAAGTAGCTTACCTCTTTTAACTCCCTCACTAATAATTTCTGGTGTAAGTAATTTTAATCTTGCATCAGGTCTAATATTTCGTGACTGTTCACCTAACAAAACAGATGAATGAGCAAATAAAAAATGAGCTACTGCTAATTCAGGGTCAGCAGGAACGCCTTTTTTGGTTCCACCATTAATCATGTAATTAAAATATTTTTCACTATTATTACTTACATTATCAAAAGAATTTTTAGGTATCTTAACTTTAATATCGCTTTTAAAGTTTTGTAACGCACGATTATATGGGTTAGCTGCATCTATTCTAGTATTAGTTTCATAAAATCTTAATACGGTAGCATCAACTGATTTCCTACCAAACTCTGCTTGCCCTGAAGATTCTATTTGAGCATAATTAATTATAGCACGTATTGCTTTTTCTTTTTCTCTTGCCATATGGCTTGCTAATTTTTTATCTGATACTCCTGTAGCTCTTATCTGGTTTTCTTTATCTGAACCAATACCTAACATATTAGCAAACACGTCTGATCCTTCGAAGTTAGCGGTACCTAATCTAACAAGAAGAGACATCAATCCTATTTGTTCTGGGGTAGAAGTAACTCTAACTCTATCTAGTCTAACACCATATGCATTAACTTTTTTATTAGCTCTTGTTTCTTTATCTAAAGCACCAATCCTAGATTTACTAGGGTTCCTAGCTCTTTCTAAAAAACCAGGTAAAAAGTTTTTACCTTCAGTAGCAGGTATAGTTACTCTAGGTAACTTAACAGGTGATACTGTTGCTAAAGCAAATTCAGCATTAGCTCTAATAAATTCTATACCAGTAGAACTAGGGTATAAAACATCTTCACCTGTATTTATACTTTTCATTATTTTAAACTCAGATAAGTCCATCATGCGATCACCAACCAAAGTACCTAATAGTTCGGGATCAGCAGCATCAATACTACCTGTAGGTAATCCTTGAGAAATTCTGTTATTTCTAAGTGCTGTCTTAATATAATTACCTAGTCTTGATTTAAAAAGTTTAGGAGTTAATCCATAATTAACTACTTCTTGATCTTCTTGTACATCAGAAAACATTAACTCTTTAAAATCTATTTCAGAAGTTTCATCTGAATCGTATTCTTTTTGTTGATTAAATACTTCTTCTCCTAACATCTCGTATGCAGTAGTAGTTCCAGCATTTATAGAAGCAGTAAGTGCTTCTCTAGGGTCTACGTCAGAACCTAATACAGAGGCAACTGCATCCCAACCTGATTGATTAGGTGAGGTTCCTTCTGAAGTAACGTTAAGAACTCCACCTTGTTCTGGTCTAGTAGTTATCTGAGCTAGCTTATCACTCAATTTAACTGCAACCATTTGAACTTTACCTTGATCAGATGCAGATATATAATTTCCAACCTTACTTTTAATATCTTGTAACTTAGTTAGATCTACATTAAGCGTAGGTCTAGAAATAGCTTGAGCACTATCTGCTTGTTGTTTATTATATAATCTTCTTTTTTCTAGAGGATCATTAGTTAACCTGCCTTGTTCATCTTGGAAGGGAGTATTAGCATACTCTTCAGGTAAATCTTCGTCTAATGATTGTTCACTAGGTCCTACTACTGCTGGTCTGTTTTCTTGATCTAGCAAATCATTAGAAGAAAAACTTGATATAGCAGAGCTAACTGCTTCTTGTCCTGGAGCTATATTTTCTTGTGGTTGCATACCACTAAATACAGATAACGCTTCATCAGAATTTACTTCTCTTGAAGGAGGTCTAGGCATAGGAGAGCCGTCAGGACTTGCTACATTGTATTGAGATCTGCCCCCAAAGCCTTCAAAGGGATCTGCTTCTATTGCTTGAGATCCTGGAGCTAGAGGTGTAGTTGAAGCATCAACTGCAGCATCAACTGCAGCTTCGGCTTCCAGTATCTTTATTTGTTCAGGTGTAAGTTGAGTCCCAGAGGACCCAACATTTCTTGTGTTAGTTATTTTTGCCATTTATTTTATTCTCCAAATATATCATTCACAGATATCTTAGCTTGGTTAGCTAACTCTGTGAAGGGGCCAAGTCCAGGAGCAGCTTTAATAGCGGCCTTAGTAGCATCACCAGTAGTCTCTCCGAAAAGAGTCTGGTATCCTACGTTGCCTAATTTAGCTGTGTATCCTAGGGCAGGTACGTCCCCTACTGCGAAATCAATTACACTATCGAAAAAGTTATCGCTTCGGTTATCATACACTGGATTTGCAATGTCTACTACTCGTTGTGCTGAACCTAAAAGTCCTGAAGCACCAACTGCTAATTGAAACTTTTCTTCATCTTCTAACCAATCCGGTATTTCTCCGTATTTAATGAGAGACTTAAGGTGCAGTACCAAGAAGCCCATAGATAAAAGAAAAGCTATGTTTCTTACCCCTCTAACTCTATTAATTATAGTGCCATTGAAAGGTTGCTTAAGTATTTGAGGTAATATTCTAGACGTAAATGTAGCTATAAAACCTTGGAACTGAAATATTAAGGCAGTCTTAGGGTTCTGATAGAAGTTAGGTCTGGATGTTTTAGTTGGGTGTGCTACTGCATCGTTAACAAAGTTGTATTGCATACGTTGCATGTTAGTATCATAAGTTTTAATATCACTTTCTGTTAATGGACCCATCTTAGATCTAATGTTTAACATAGAATCAATATCACCTTTAAGATGTGTTATCATTTCTCTCGCTTGTAAAGATTCTATATTAATAGTGCCATTAATTTCTGATTCAATAGATTTAAAAGCATTATCTATAGCATCATAAGAAGCTGCAATAGAAAGGTTTCTAGCTATGTTAGTAACAGAGTTTAACTGACTATACCTAAAGAAACTATTAAGTAACTGCTGTTGTTTAGCACTACCTTGTGCATCTAATCTAGCAGAAGCAGATTGAGTTTGTAACTCATAACCTAAATCTTGACCCTTCTTTTTAAGCTCACTGTATTTAAACTTCTTAAGCTTAGTAAGATCTTTACGTTTAATCTTACCTTTACTAGCAACTGCAGCTGCATGGTTCATAGTATCATATAGCTCTATTGCTGCACCTTGTGCAAAGGGAACTATAGTTTTAAATATATCTTTAGTGCTTAACGTCTTAGTTGACAATGCAACTTCAAGTAATCCTGATACTGGAGCCAGTGTTAAAGAGTTAATAGTAGTAGCTGTTGTCATAAAGTTCTGAGCAGTTAATAAGTATTCATTTTCAATACGATTTTCTGTACCAGCTCTTCTACCTAATAAAGATCTATATCCTTCTGCTATTTCTGCTGCTTCTTCTGGTGTTAATTCTTTATTATCAACTGCTCTTTTTATAAAATAAGCAGGGCGAGAACCATTAACACCTAAATAATTTTTATTAGCTGCAGTAGATCCTGTTTTAGTATTATTAAGTTGTACATTAGCAAAGATATCTGATTCAAAATATTTTTCAAACTCTTTCTTACCCATAATATTTTTTATATTAAGTTTTTCTTGGGCAGTATAATCTAAATCTAGAAACGAATCACCAAAATCTTCTACATTCTGTACTTCATTTAGTTCTATAATGTCTCTATATACATTGTTAGCTCTTAAAGCAGTAAACCCTAATTTATTTATTAGTAAATTAGTAAAGCCTTCTCTATCTTCTTTAACTTTATTTCTATTAAGATTCTTAGTATTACGAGAAAAGCCTATTTCTTTAGGTGTACCTAGATACTGTGCTCTTAACATGTCTGCCCTATCTAAGCTATCTGCATACTCAAGAACAGAGTCTTGATTAGCTGGATTCTCTAAAGGTAAAACTGTATTGCGTTCTCTAGCTACTTCTTTAAGAGAACCTTTTTTACTTAAGTCTTTTATATTAGTAAGATCATCTAAAGCTTGATTAAGCCTTTCATCTTTCATAATCTCATTAATATCATTTAAAGTTTTTTCGTTAGGAAATAAATTTAAAACTTGAGCATCTGTTCCTGTGAACTTAGATAAATTAGCAGTTACTATTTGTTGATGTGTTTCTAAATCATCTCCAAAGTATATTTTATTACCACCAGCTAATGCTAAAGCTTTACGTGTGTTAACTCCTTTAGCTCCATACTTATTACTTAAGAGTTTAAAATCACCTACAAATACAGAACCTCTAAACAGGTCTCCAGTTGCTTGTGCTAACTTTTGTCTTTTAGTTCTATCATCTTTCTTTTTACCTTGACTGATTATATTAGCTAATTGTTCATTTGAATTATCTGATTCCCTTATTAATGACTCAATGTCTATAGATTGTTTAGTATTAATTAAATCTTGTTGGTATTTAAAATCATTAGATGATTTACTTAAGTCTGCCTTATTACGTCCATGTAGATAGTCAGCTATTTCTACTGCTTGAGTTGCTTGACCTACGCCTCCGTAAGTACCACCTAAGAATGCACCAGCTACCGCAGAGTTAAGTAATATATTTTGCAAATCATTATAGTCATCTTCTGTAAGATTACCTAATCTATTCCAATTCTCTGCTGAATAACCTACTGCTTCTTGCAATGCTTCTGTAATAGACTCGGCTGCAGCTGCTTTAACTACAGACTTACCTACAGAGCTTGCTAAATATTTAGCTTTAAAACTATCTGCTAATTGATCTTTCATAAAGGCACTTACTCTAGTTAACTCTTTAGTAGTTGCAGAAGCAATAAACTTTTCTGCTTCTTTAACATTACCATTAAACTTAGAGTCAGCTATTTCTTTTATAGCTTTCTTAGCGTTAGGTCCTTCTCCAATTAACTGTGTAGCTAATTTGCTACCACCTTTAATACCGATAAGATCTAAAGCACCTTGAACTGCACCTGATACTAATGCAATAGGAATATTCTTTTCTTCTTGAGCAGAATAAGTTTGTCCACCGTAAATTAAACCAGGTACACCTAAAGATAAACCATATGTAGCAGGAGCAGCCATAGCAGACGCTATAGATATAGCCATGTAAGGTGCAGATATTATAGAGTTACCTATAATATAGTCATAATATCCTTTTATACCTGATAGATTCCAATTACCATCTTCATCAAAAGCATTTAGCCCTTGCATAGAAGGTAATTCAGAAGCTTCTAATTTAATTCTATTAAGGTTTCTTTGACCAGCATTATCTTCTGCACCAAAAGCATCTGCAGTTAGATCCCAAATACCCCACATACCCTCTTGTAAACCTGTACCTGCTAAAGTTAAAGCAGAACGAGCATAACTGTTTGCTTCGTTATCAAGTCCCCTGTCACTACTTCTATATTGAACTTGAGTAGGTGAAAATATATTTAAGTTTCTATTAGCTTCTAGTTGTGCCTCATTAATAGCTAAAGGTTTAGCAACCAATCTCTCTCTAGAGTTAATTAAATCTCTTATGTTATTAACTTTAGTGTCTAACTCAGTGGGTGTTCCAGCTAACTCTCTTTTTCTTTTTTCTAATCTACCAAATATAGCTTGACTTATTTGCTCATCAGTAGAGTAGTTAGTAAGGTTAGATGCACCTGAACTTAAAGCTATACCTGATAATGTTTGCCCTGTTTCAGGATTACGCCAATCAATAACAGTTCTAGTTCCAGTAGCATCTGATTGCTCATACTGTACTCTTTCAGTAAGATTATTTTCTTTAGTAATAGATTGAAGGAGGTCAGCTTGTTCTTGAGCACCAACCTCCCCTGGAACATAACTGCCAGATTCAATATCGACTTTACCAGTTTCACGAGTATCAATACCTCTAATCCTTTCACCTTGTCCAGTAATAGGGTTATAAGTAGTATCGCCGTCTTTAAATATAGGACGTAACTCTTGTTCTCCATCAAATATTTCATCATTTTTAAATGGCATAATATATCTCCAATAGTAGGGTTAACCTAATTCTTTCTTAACAAATAAATAAAAACCATTTCTACCTTTTGCATTACCATACTTTTTCTTTTTATCTGCAGGTAAATTATTCCAAGCTAAAGCAAGTTTAGATATTATAGCATTACCAGTTTCACCTGTTTCATTTGCTTTTTTCTTTAAAGGGTCTTGTAGCTCTTGTATATACTGAGATCCAACATACTTAAATTTGTTTTGATCTTCTTCTTCAGGGTTTAATACCCATAAACTATCTACTCCACCAGTCCAAGCTTTAGCTTGTTCTAAAGATAAAAAGCCTTCTAATGTACCTATCTTTTTATCAGGGTTTCTTGTAGCTTCTTGTTGCATAGATTGTAAGGCTCTACCATAAAGTATACCAAAGTTATTTGCAGTTGAAGCATCAGATAAATCATATCCATTTGCCATACCCCAACTAACTGCTGATCTAGATATATTTTCATCGGAAGGAATGTTCTTTAATCTTGTTTCTTCACCTGATCCATATAACGCAGCAGATTCTGATGCAGCGCCTTTTCTAAATGTGTCATAAGCCTTAGCTATATTAGATTCATTAGTTGCTTTATTGCCTGCTAAAGTTGCAGCAATTTTAGATAAAGCTATTTTATCTACTTGTTTAAACCTAGCATCTTCTCTATCATATCCTTCCTGTCTAACATCTGCAGCTAACTTTTCTTTGCGTTTAGATTCTGACTGAGCAAGAACAGTATTACCTGCCCAACGCATAGATCCTTGATGAGAATATCCTGCTGCTCTTGAAGCTAAATAAAAACCTACAGCACGACTTAGATCTGATGTTTCTAAACCAAAGAAATTTTGTAACATACCACCTACTTGTTCTTTAACACTATTAGGTGTACCTTTGTTTATCTCATTTTGTTTTTTAGAAGTAAGATCTACTTTTGTAACACCATCTCCTAATGTAGCTGTATTAATTGCTGGAGACTCATACACTGAGTCATCACCAGGAGTTGGAAATTGATCTTCAAGATTAATCTCTTTTTTAACTTCAGGTATTGAACCTACTAGTTCTCCTGGAACAGGTGCATTTTGATTACCTGTAAGTATAAATTTTTGAGCTGTTTGTAATTTATTTTTAGCTTCGTTATGAATATCATCTAATCTTTTAATATTAGTTTCAGCTTTTGTGTACAAGGAAGAACCTTCAGGAGCTTTATTCATAATATCTAACCACTTACGACGTTCACTTGCCGCAGCATATAAATCTTTCTCAGCGTCAGCTATTTCTGCTTGAGGTTTTCCATCTTGAACAAACTTAATTAAGTTGTTATTTGAGTTTAAAACTTTTTGAGCCTCAGAAATTGCTTCAGGATCATCAGAGTCTGAAATAGTTTTATTAGCTTTTTCAATTCTAGACTGTAAGTCTTCTTCCATTACTTCAAGAGCTTCAGTGCCCTTAATAGCTGTTTGGTCTACAATGTCTATACCTGTATTATTTCTATACTTAGGGTTAGGCATAAGACCTAATGCACCTTCAACATAAAGAGTATTACCATTAGCATCTATGGGACCTAATCTATATTCTTTAGAAACATTAGGTTTATACATTAAATCATTACCTGGAGTTGGAAATTGATCTGCTAAAGGTATAACTGAAGGTCCTGCTTTATATGCAGGAGGTACTGCATTAATAGTAGTTCCTACAGGTCCTGCATTGTAACCAGGAGGTACTGCATCAACAGTAGTCCCTGCTGGACCAGCATCATAACCTGGTGGAGTTGCATTAATAGCTTCTACTTTATAACCTCCTGAAAATTCCGTAGGAATAGGAACTCCAAAACCACCTTGTACTTGTTGACCAGGTTGAGCTTGAGGTACAAATTCTTTAGGTGTATTAACATTATTATTACCTTGCGGTACAGGTTGTGCAAAAGCTAAATCTTCGTCTATTGCATCTGTTTCTATTCTTTGTTGGTTTGATCTTTCTAAAAGATCTTTTACATATTGCTCTCTCATTTTAGCAATACCATCCATAGCTGATATCATACCTGTACCTTCATTATATCCAGGTACACCTTTAGTACCATTATTAAAACCTAGTTCAGGTATTTCCAAACCCTTAAAAGGAGGTACATTAATACGATTATCAGCAGTACTTGTAACTCTAGAGGGTACTGTTGGAACGAACTCTTCTCTTGGAAACATTGGTTCAGCTACTGCTGGAACCTCTTTAGCAATATCAGTAGTATACTTATTACCTTTATACTCAAATACACCACCATCTCCACCATGTTGTTTTCTAGCCTGACTAAATGCTTGACCAAAACTTTGAGGTTGAGGTACTTCTTGTTCTTGAATAGATAAGTTATCTGGCCTTAACTGAGGTATATTTGGTTGTTGTAAATTTTCAGGTCTAATTTGAGGTACACTATCAGTCAGCGCTAAGGGTGAAGGTTTAGAATAATTAATTAATTTCATTTTTAATTCTTCATTACCAAAAGCAGGTGTTTCAGTAAAGGCATCATAATATTTAGTTCCTAATGTGCCAAAGCCATCTTTACCTTCTATTCCTGTATTTAACCAATTACTTGCTCCACCAGCACCTTGGTTGTGTGCATAAGCTAGTACTCCCATTTGTTGGTCTGTATCCATCTTAGCAAACTTAGGATTTTTCATTAACCTTTTATAATTTAACTTAGTAAATTTAGTTAATGCTTTTTCTTGTGCTTTAGGGTCATTTCTAAAAGACTCTCTTTCATCAGAAGTATGACCTAATCCAATGTCTTTTTTAGCTATTCTACCAAATTGATATTTACCATCATAATCATCACCAGATCCACCTATGATATTATAAGTATTACTACTTTCGATATTACCTAACTTTTGTTTATAGGTTTCCCATAAATCACCTTTAAATATACTACTCATAATTAACTCCTATGTTGTAATACTCGACCTAGATTTCTCATACATTTGAGCTAATTTTAGTTCGTGAATTTCTTTCTTCCTTGCTTCTTCTGCTTCCCAAGCTTTCTTTTTTAAAGACATACCTTGTAGCACTTTCATTTGTTCTCTTTGAGACTTATCTGACAAAGGACCCATCATAGGTTCTTGAGGCATTGCTTCAGATACTTCTTGTGTACCATCATTTAAAAATGCAGTACTGTTAGCAACTGCATTAGCTTGTCTACCTTCAGCAACCATAGCATTTATAGCTGGTTTGTTTTGAGGGTTCTGAGCGGCGGCAGCTGGTATAACAGCTTCACCTGGAGTTAACATAGCAGGTACACTATCAGTACCACCAGCATACGCCATATTAGTACCTTGATTATAACCTACATAGTCAGTTCCATTCATATAACCTTGTAAAGGATCAGGACCATAGTCCATCTCAGGTACACCTTGTGTTCCATTCATATAGCCAGGTACACTTGTTGTTCCATTGTTAAAAAGACTACCTAACAAAACACCCATTGCAGGGGCGGCTAAAAAACCTGCTGGACCTAAAGCTGCTGTGGCCGCTACTCCTGCTGTTGAAGCTAATGCTTGTTCTGCTATTTTAGGTGCTAATACTGTACCTAACTGTTGTGTCATACTAGGACCTTGTTGTACAGCCTGACCAACTTGTGTATAGTTAGGTCTTACATTACCTTCTTCTTCCCTTTTTAAAGGGTTCTGTGATAAAAAATTCATTATTTAACTCCTAGTCATCGCCCCATCCGGACATTGCTGCTGATTTACCTGCTGCTTTAGTATAGTTTTTCTTATTAGAATCTTTAATAGCTTTAACTGCAGCCTCATGTGCTTTATTAGAATCTCTTTTACGAGTAGGATTAGCCGCATGTGAAGCTGCTACATTAGCAGATAAGGTATTAGCCATATCAACTTGTCGTCTTAACTCAGCCGCAGACTTACCTCCCAAAGGTGGATTAATATTTTTAAATGTATTACCAATAGCACTAGGCATTGTCTTTATAGCATTACCAAGGCTTGAAGAAAAGTTTCCAATTCTATCTGAGAATCCAGGTAGCGTACTAGCATCATAACCAGGGGCACTTCTATTATTCCCTTGATAATCAAAGTCATAATTTCTACCACCAATACTACCATTTACTGAAGGTACATCTTGATAAAAGTTTCCTGACTCATCACGCTTAATAGGGTTACCAGGGTTATTATAATTATAAACAGTTACATTAGGGTGATTATACCTAGTATCATAGTCATAAGCCCTAGCTAATGTATCACTAGTTTTTTGTGCTTTATCAGTGTTATCTATTGGTATAGATATACCTAAAGGACCTGTTACATAACTTGTGTTACCTGCATAGTTAGAACTGTAAGGATTACCTACAGTTACATTGTTAACTCCCATATCGTCATTACTGAAAGCAGAAGTAAATGTACCTGCGTTAGCTCCCATAGGACCTGTACTTACCGAAGCAGTTCCTTCATTTAACTTCATTGAAGGATTAGCATTAGGTGATATTCCAGCCATATTACTTTCCTCCAGATTTCTGTGATTGAGTAGGAACAGGGGCTCCTGATAATAAAGAACCTAATCTTTGTAAACCTTGATAAGTAGCATCTAATTCTCTTTGAGATTGCTCTTGTAACATCTGTCCTGCTTGACCTTGGTAACCTGCTCCTGCACCAGCTGCTTGTTGCATTGACCCAGTATTACCTATAATTTGTTGAGCAGCACCAGTAGTTAGACCTCTGCGATCAGATAAGTCTTGATAATCAATACCTGATAAAGCACTAGCTAAGTTAGCATCACGCTCACCTTCAAGTAGCCCTGCACGAGCACCACCTATTTGTCCACTGCTAGCTAAATCACTACCCATTGGTGCAAATGCTGCTTTAGACTCACGTATTGCTGCATCTTTAAGCCCTTGAGTAGCTCCAGCACCATATATACCTTCACCAGCTGCGGCTTGTTGTAATACTTTTGTAGCATCTTTGGCCCCTCCATATTGAAGGTTAGCCTCATTAGCCGCTCCTGTTAAAGCATTAATACCTTGTTTTTGTTGTGTATTTAACCCAGCAACCATTCCAAGATCACCCGCATTAAATGCATCGGTGGCACTGCCTGCCGCATTAGTGACATAAGGTCTATACCAATCAGGAATACTGTCTATAGTATCATCACCACCTCCACCTTTAGAAACTATACCTAATCCTCTTGGGGTAACCGCAGGCATGAACGGGTTTAATTCTTTAAATCTCATTTTCTAACTCCATAGAATGGACCACATAGGTCTCGTTATAACTTTCACCTTGTGATCCTTTAAGTTTATTTAGGATCTTTGACCAACCTTTTCTACCATACATCTCAATGCGTCTGCACCCTTGTTGTCTTGCGTAAGCCTCAATTGTGTGATGGGCATTTTTATAGGTGTCCCATCTACCACCGTTTATACTTGTTGTTGTAACTAAATGAAGAGACTTATGAGTAGCATAGTGGTTAATTTTAGTTACACTAACATTTACTATAGTCTCATCTTCAGTTAATACTACCCAACACTGATAATGTTCAGGGTCTTGTAGCCATTGTAAGTAATCATATGTAGTAGATTCATTAGCACTGTATTCTAGTGCAGACTGTATGGCAGGTTCTATTACTCTCCAATGAGCAATAATACTGCTTGGGTCTAAATGAATTACTTTCATGCTGTTTCCTTTTATTATTGATTTTGAAAATGATTATATACTGAAAGCCAATCTACAAAAGTACTGTCTTCATCATCATAACAATATTGCTTTACTCTTTTGATAGTATTACCTTCTTTAGTTACACCATATAAAGTAGTATAATCACCTCTTCTTTCAGGTAAATTAAAATGTTCTTCTACTGTTGAGGGATCTCCAGTAAAATAGTAATCAGAAAAGCCTGATACTTTTGAGGGAAAAGGTCTTCCGTATTCTTCAATATTTTCTGTATAAAACATTAATGTACAATCTTCAGGTAACCAATCAGGAACCTCACCTTCGTACATATAATAAGCTCTAATATAACTTTTTGCAGATGACATACAAAATTTACGAGCTGCTAAAACAATATTATCTCCAAACAAAACAGTAGAAAAAATCCTTGGTAGGCAACAAGTAGTTACATCTTCCTCCATTAACTCGTGATAAGTAGGAGTTGATATAGAAAAATAATTTTCTTTTTTAACCCAAGGAAAGATTTCTTTTAAGTTACTATAAAGTAAATCTGGTTGTTCAGAACGTGCAAAAGTTTGTCTACTGTAACCACCTGAAACATATAATTCTGTAGATATACTCATAGCCAATCCTCTTTAAGGTAATTAAAAACTTCTAAGTCTATATCTGCATCAGGAGAAACAGATATGTAAGCTCTAATTGAAACTTTACCTCCAAAGGAGTTTTCTTTCACAACACTTTTTGTTGATGTAAAATGTACACCTATGTTACCTTCAGGCTCTACAACGGTTTTAGTTATTTTAAATGGTTTAATCATAGCTAGCTCCATTTGATACAATTATACTATTAGCAGTTGTATTAATTGTTTCATTAGAGTATGGCCAATTGCCTCCACTCCCACTGTCACCGCCTGTGCCAATACCTAAAAACTCTGAATCTTTTTTGTATGTCCAATTACAACCTTTTTCTACAACAATCCATCCTGCACGAAGGCTTCCATTATCCCAACTTATTCCACCACGATAAAACGCCCAGTATTTAGAGGTCCAGTAGTAAGTTCTACTAGCTCCAACACAATTATTATAAACATCAAAACCATCACATTCAAATTGACTATCTGAAACACTAACTTCACGTTCAGCTTGAGCTAAACTAAAGAAAGAAAATATAGGTTTAGAAGGTTGATTACTAATTGTATAACTATTATATTCTGTTGGAGTAAAAGTACTACTAGCATTTGTAGGGCAATACTGTGCATTCAAACCTGAACTAGAAAAGCTTGTTCTTGGATTAGATGGATGTGATACTGATTGTCCCCCTGTTATGACTAAGGGTTTTAGTCTACTATCAAAAGAAGAAGATCCATCAGAATTATAAACGGCCATACCATAATTACCAGAAGGACTACCTGCACTTGGTGGTGCAAATAAATAAACTTCAGGAGTACTTGTAGAAGTACCTGACCTAATTATTTCTACATCCCAATTATTTGAACCTTTATCCTCTAATCTAGAGATAGCATAATAATCTGAAGTTGGAACGCTAAAGAAAGGTACGGGAACTGTATTTATATTTGAAAAAGAATATATTAATCTTCTCATACCACCATAATCATTTGAAGTAAAAGATACGGTGGTTGGTGAAGTTCTTTTCTGAAGAAAGTGAAGATTCTTGGTATCACTTGATATTAATACTTCATTACTGTTATTTGTTGCTAAAAATCCATAGCTCATAATTTTCTCATTTCATTAATACTAGTATATAAGCATTTTCAGAACCACCACTTACTGAAACAGTGGTTCCACTCACACTAATTGTATGAGATAAAGCTTTTCTTGTTAAAGGGGGAGCATTGATTTGAACTTGTTGTACTAGCACATCACGTCCTGATAATACAGAATAAGAGTTGGAAGCAGAGCCTCCTCCATTTACAGAGAAAAAAGCTACTTGGTTCCAAGTTACATCATCTGAGTCATATACACTAACTCCATTGCTTGCAAATATTTCTAAACCATAACTCATGACAAGTTACCTAATTTAACCCGTACAACATTATTGTTATCAAATACTTTTATACTATTATCACTAATAACTGTACGCTCACCTGTAGATGCACTCGATAGTGTACCTATAGTAAGACCTAAAGCTGATATAGAACCTGCAGATAGTTTAGTTGCATTGATAGTACCTGCACCAATCTGAGCAGCAGTTAAAGTACCTCTGATAGCCGCTGAACCAAACTCTGCATAGCCATCATCTCTACGTATAGCCCAACCTGCACTGCCTGCAGCATAGTTATCACTTTCTATATCATCGGTAACCTGTATAGCTCCAGTAGGTGTACTGAATGTAATAGACACACCTATAGGGTTAGTACTAGTATCTAGGTTAACTGTATAATTAGTACTCCATTCTCTGAATGCAGTATCAGTAATATTAACAGCTGGCTGAGTGTGACTCCATACACCTGAAGGTGTTATACTTGTGAAGTCACTGTTAGCTATACTCCATGTTGCGGATGTAGGTGCGTTAGGTTGTGCTGATTGAATAGTTTGATAGTACAATGTGCCTGTAAACTCAGCTGTACCAGTATAACCTTCAGCTGCTTGAGCTGTTGATATACCTGAAACCAATACCCAATTGTTAGTATCTGAAGAAAATAACCATATACTAGTAGAACTTTCGGAGTATATAAGGTCTCCATCTGCTCCAGGAGTATATTGATCTGGATCATTCTCAGAGGTAGTTACACCTCCCATCTTATCTAGTTCTCTTACGATAGCAACAAGAGTATCTCTCATTGCCTTATCCCTAACACCTGCGGGAATAAATATATTACTCATTATACACTCCTATCCTGCGAGTAGCAGTATTATCTTTGTCCAGAAGGTTTAACTTCTAAGTCAAGTCCTGTTATTTTAGGGTTAGTTGAACCAACCATTGATACTTCTAAATTAAAGTATCTACCATTAAGTCTGTAATCTTTTTTATA